GACATTAAATGGCTTATCGCTTTCCACGAAAAACACGATAAAGAATAGTATAATCTCCTTATAGTTATGGAGAATACAATGGCACTAACAGCTATGAGAGGCAAACGTCGTAAGCCTTCTATGAAGCGTATTGCAGGTCGTCTGAATGATGATCAAAAACATTATGGTGGTCTGCCAATTTTTAATGACAATATGAGCGATGAAGAATTCGAAAAAGAATTTAATCGTTCAGTTACTATGTATGCTTGCACTGGAACAAAACAAGAACGTGCAAAAGCAACACTCAAATATATCAAAACAAAACGTAAAAAAGATCTTAAAGATATTCAAAAGCTGCCTGAATCATTTCTTGCAGGTGGCGTTGGTACATATTGTAGAGTGTGGGAATTTGCTGGTAAATTCACAAAAGAAGGTCAAAAGTGGGTTGACGAGAAAATCGATTATCTTATTCAACATGCAAAGACTATCGAAGAATTTAAAACTGATGCAAAACCTACGGTAAGTCCTCAAGCTCGTATGAAGCAAAAGGCTTATGCAACTATTATTTCTGAATTGGATGAAATGGAAGATGGTTGGATCAATGGTGAAAAGACAGAAATTAATGTCTTTGAACGTTGTAAAGCAAATGATGTAAAAGGTGCTTCAATTCAATATGTTAAAGAATGGCTTGAAGGTCGATTAAACGATTTAGAAGATGCATATCATAAACGTGATCCTGATGCTGTAGAGGCATTTAGTCATATCAAACGCACTGAACAAAAACGTCAAATCAAAGTACTGACTGATGGTTTGGCTGATTGTGAAAAACTACAAAATGTTCAGAAAGCACAGCGTAAAACTCGTGTAAAGAAACCTCAAGCTGCTGACAAGCAAGTAGCAAAACTAAAGTATTTGAAAGAGTCTAACGACTTTAAGATTGCATCAATTAATCCATTGCTAATTGTAGGTGCAAAACGAGTACTTGTGTTTAATACAAAGAATCGTAAAATTGAAGAGTATGAAACTGACCGACCTGATGGATTTGAAGTTAAAGGTCAAAGTTTGCAGCATATCAATAGGTCGCGTGGTAAACTACTTCGCAAACCTGAAGAATTTTTGCCTATTGCTATGAAGAAAACAGCTAATCAATTTAAAAAAGAGTTTGATAAATTGACTACAAAAGAGTATAATCCTAATGGGCGATTTAATGATCAAATCGTAATTTTGAGTGCAAAGTAAGGAGATATTATGAAACTATCAAAGCGCACTATTGGTATTCTTAAAAACTTCTCTACCATTAATCAGTCTATCTTGATTAAACCTGGTAAAGAATTGAATACCATTTCAAACATCAAAGATATTTTTGCAAAAGCTTCTATTGATGAAGAGTTTGACAAAGAATTTGCTATCTATGATTTGAATGAATTTCTTGGTGTCATTTCCTTGTTCGAAGATCCTGACTTCGAGTTTGGCGATGACTCAGTAACTATCAGTGACGATGGTGCACAGCAAAAATATTATTATGCTGATAAGAATATCATCACATCACCACCTGAAAATGGTGTTAACCTGCCTTCAGTTGAAGTCAATAAAGCTATGAGTAAAGAAAACCTTCAGCGTCTTTCAAAAGCTGCAACAATCAATAATGCTCAAGATATTACATTCACTGAAGAAGGTATTGTTGTCCATGATAAATCAGTACCAACTTCAAATAAGTTTACAATTCAACAACAAGAAGATACTACTGCTAAATACAATTTGAGCATTGGTGTTGATAAACTTAAGTTTATTGTTGATGACTATGAGATCAAAATTTGTGCCAAAGGCCTTGCCCATTTTAGTGGTAGCGAAGGTATCGACTACTTTGTAGCTTTGCAGCCTGATGGTCAATATGCCTCGTAAAGATGAATTAAGCGAAGACGATCGTGCAATTATTGAAGATGCAATTTATGATGCACATCAAGCAACAGATCGATATCTTGAGTCTGGAAGAGATTTGCATGAAAAGCTTTTAGAAGTGACTGTTGAAGATGCATTAGCTGCACTTCAAATGTATTCTGAACTTTTAAAAGATGATCCTATGGCAGATAATTATAAACTGCATATGCTGATTCCTACAACATTGCATGAAATGCTGAAAGAACATGACAAAAAGATTCGATAAAATGTATATGGATGTCGCCAATCGTATTGGTAAAATGTCTTATAGTAAGAGATTTCAAGTTGGCGCATTGCTTGTTAAAGATGACAACATCTTATCGTTTGGTTACAATGGTACACCAAGAGGCTGGGATAACTGTTGCGAAACAGAAGAAGAAACTACCAAGCCGGAAGTTTTGCACGCAGAATCAAATGCGATTGCAAAAGTAGCACGAACCACATCCAACTCTGAAGGATCCACTCTTTACACCACACTATCTCCTTGCTATGAATGTGCAAAGATGATTCATCAAGCTGGTGTGGTTCGTGTTATATATGAGTACCCATATCGCGATAAAAGCGGTATTGCATTTTTAGAAAAATGTGGAGTAAATGTCGAAAAGCTCGAAAGATTGGGATAAAAAGTGGAATTCTACTTTTAAGCCAGTTGGCAAACCTGGAATGGTTGGTAATTCCATTGCTATACAGTTTGAAGGCAAAACATACGACAGTCTTGTAGATGCTTCTCGAGATACTGGTCGTTCTATAGGTTATATTAAGAAGCATGGAAAGGTATTAAAATGAGCAGTAAACATAAAGGCACACTCGGTTTTTGGGCTCGAGAGAATGGACACCGTAAATGGGACGAACTTTATCATCCAGAAAATGTAAAAAGACGTCAACAAGAAGGTATAAAATTCTATAATCGACGCCACAAAATCGGAGACCATAAACGTGGATAATTTTCTTTGGGTCGAAAAATATCGACCGACTTCTATTGATGATTGTATTCTTACGCCTTCACTAAAGAATGTATTTACATCTCTTCGTGATAAAGGCGAAATGATGAACCTATTGCTATCAGGTTCGGCTGGTACGGGCAAAACAACAGTTGCTCGTGCTCTTTGCGAAGAGCTTGGTTGTGATTACATCATTATCAACGGTTCAGATGAAGGCCGTTCTATTGATGTATTACGAGACAAGATCAAAAAATTTGTTTCCACCGTCAGCACGACAACAAAGCCGAAAGTTGTCATCATCGATGAAGCTGACTATCTTGGCCTCGCTGTCCAACCAGCTCTTCGCAACTTCATGGAAGAATTCAGTTCAAATGCACGTTTCATTCTTACATGTAACTACAAACATAAAATCATTCAACCACTTCATTCACGTTGCAGTGTAATTGATTTTCGTGTAGACAAAAATGATTTTGCTAGTATTGCATCATCAGTTACAAAACGTTGCTTTGATATTCTTGACCAAGAAAATATCAAGTATGCGAAAGAAGCTGTTCTTGAAGTTGTAAAACAGTATTTTCCTGATAATCGTCGCATTCTTAATGAATTGCAAAGATACTCAAACATTACTGGTGATATCGATTCTGGTATTATCTCTGTCGTAAACACAAGTAAAGTAAAATCTCTTGTAGATTATATCAAATCTGGTGATTTTAAATCTTGTCGTCAGTGGATTGCTGAAAATCCAGATCCTGATACTTTGTTTGCTGAATTCTATGATAATGTAAGTGACTATGTTGAAGCATCAAGTATTCCAAATCTTGTTTTGATTATTGGCGAATACCAACATCGTGCCGCTTTTGCTGCAAATCAAGAAATTAACTTGGCTGCATTTATTGTTGAGTGTATGAAGAATGTCAAATGGAATTGAGAGATACTATTTCTTTACATCAGAGCATGTGCCAAAGGGCAAATACAACGAAGTTCACCCTTGTTCTATAGTACGCTCTAAGTGGAAAGAAAAAGGCTGGTATTTAAATTCATTTTGGAAAGTTTCGAAATTTGAAGGCATTAAAATCGGTTTTCTGTCTTTTGGTCTCGTAACTGGTTATAGAAAACATCGTATACCTTATATTGCATATCACTGGGATGGTGGATTTACCATGCCAGTTTGGATGTTGCCAGGAACTAATTTGTACTATATTAGATGTACATATGGCGATAAAAGCCTAAAAACTTCATGGAAGTTATTGATGAATAAGTGGTGGAAAAGTGGTTGAATATCGTACGTGGGAAAAAGTTTTAGCAAGAGCTCTTGATTATTATATTGGACGTAATGATGAAGATGAACCAAAAACGCCTGTGTTAAGTATGAAACATGCGAAAATAGGTCTCTATATTCGTATAATCTTACAGTTGGTAAATTGGATTACATGTTTTTTCATTTGTGCTGGAGTTATTAGACATTGGTAAAGATCGATTTATTTGGTAATGTAATCGTTGAAGAAATCGAAGAGGTTGTAAAGCCTAAAAAGCGTTCACCATTCGATTACATTAATGACATCTCAAAGAAAATCTATAATGAAGATTTGGAAGGCTATAATGAGTGGATCATCAACTCAGCTTTTTCTATGCGTAAAGACACAGCAATTTATGCAAATGAGATGAACAAGTATCCTGAACTTTCTGCAAAAGCACAATATGATTTTTATTATCATGGTATGCCAAAAAGAAATTATTTTGCCAAATGGGCAAAAAACCAAAAAGATGATGACGTTGAGCTAATCAAAAGTTATTACAAAGTTTCAGAATCTGTAGCAAAGCAATATATGAAAATTCTTAATGCTGGCCAAATTGCTGAAATTAGATCAGTAGTTGAGAGTCAAAAAGGTGGCAGAGTTTAGTGATGAACTTGCTTCGTTTACAGGAGCACCGTACGTAGTTCTTACAGATTGCTGCACACATGCAATTGAGCTTTGTTTACGTTATAAAAAAGTAAAACAAACAGCATTTCCATGTCGCACTTACTTAAGTGTTCCTATGACTATGGAAAAACTTGGTATCAAATACGAATTGCTAAATAAAAGATGGCTTGGTGAATACGAGTTTGAAGGCACTGGTATTTGGGATTGTGCTCGAATGCTAATAAGAAATATGTATCGGCCAGGGTCTATGATGTGCCTGAGTTTTGGCTTTGACAAACCTTTAAGTCTTGGTAGAGGTGGTGCTATTTTGCTTGATGATAAAGAAGCTTATGAAACACTTAGAAGTATGGGTTATGACGGACGTAGAATTGAAATCACACCTTGGCAAGAACAAATTGTTTTCAATGTTGGGTATCATTACAACATGATTTTAGAAAATCAAATTCTTGGTGCTGAACTGATCAAAACTCAAGGTGACGTAATTAGCCATAAAAAATATCCTGATTTGAGAAAGATAAGTATTGTTAACGACTCATAATGAATGGGATCCTTTAAAAAGGGTAATTGTCGGTTCTGCAAAGAATGCTAATTGGCCTGTGATGTGTCCTGATTTTAGAAATCAAGAGACATCGTGGACAAAGACACCTATTCCTATGGGACCAGTAGATCAAAAAATTGTAGACGAAGCTGAAGAAGATCTAGAGAATTTTTGCAATTTACTTAAAACATTTGATGTGGTTGTAGAAAGACCAAAAGAGCTTGACTTTGTCTATCATGATGGTATGTACAATTATTGCCCAAGAGACAGGTTTCTTATCATTGGTGATAAAGTAATTGATGCTCCAATGATGTATGAGTCTCGTCTTATGGAAAAAGAGGCTTATACACATCTTTTTGATTCAATCAAATGTACTGAAGCAAATGCTATTTTTGATGCAGCAAATGTTTGTAGACTCGGTAAAGACTTGTTATATCTCGAAAGTCAAAGTGGTAATTTAGCTGGAGCAAATTGGTTAGGAGATTTTTTAGGTGACAAATACACAATTCATGTACTTGATTCATATAGTGGCGTTCATATTGATTCTACTATAAGTCCTGTAAGAGAAGGCTTGGCAATTGTAAACAAAGATCGCGTTAAAGAGTTGCCTGAACCCATGAAAAATTGGGATATTATTTGGATGGGTAAAAAAGATATAGTTTCTAGAGATTTTGTAGATTATCCATATGCTAGTGACTATATTGCTTTGAATACATTTAGTATCGATCCGGATAATATTGTGTGTGATCCATACCAAAGTTATTTGCATGACCAACTTGATAAATATAATGTAAACGTGCACACAATTGACCTTCGTCATAGTAGAACACTTGGTGGCGGTCATCATTGCGTAACTTTGGATATGATGAGATGTGGGTAAAAGGTAAAGTACATCCTATTTGGGATGATTCTTATAAAAATTTTCCATACAAAAAGAAACCTTTGAATCTAAAAGGCATTGATCCAAATTTAGGTGGAAAGCTTTATGATATGAGTAATCCTTTGCCTGGATGGGTCTATAATATTGGGTTGCATCTCAATCACCCTGGATATGCTTTTTATCGCATGGATAAAGGTGATAAAATTCCAACTCATCACGATCATTATGAAACATATTGCAAAATCTATAATCAAAAGAAAGAGAATATCAGACGCATGATAGTCTTTTTAGAAGATTGGGTACCTGGACATGTATTTGAAATTGGTGGAACAGTTGTAGAAAACTATAAAGCTGGTGACTATATTTCTTGGACGCATGATGAACCTCATTCAGTCAAAAACGAAAGTGATATTCCGCGATACACTTTGCAGGTAACGGGTGTATGACCAAAAGTATTCTTTTCATAAAAGGCGATTATAGTTTTGATTCTCACAATGACTTTCCTGATGATCATTATGAGTTTCAAAGATTGGTACTTGATAGTCAACTTGGTATTTATGATGATGATACTCTTTTTTGTATTTTATATGGTGGCGTAGATCGTTTCTTGTGGCATTATATAGTTACTGAACAAATTAAAAAAACAAATTCTAAAAAAGTAGTTTTTATTGTTGAAGATGTTTTTAGATTGTGGAAATATAGACCAACAATTGTAATTACAGATTCAATGATCTCTCAATATGCTTGTCCAGAATTAGAGCTAATTAAAAAAGTTATTGAAGACAATGATATTGAATACGATATCTATGCTTGTGAAAAAAATCCTGTAGAGTTTGAAAAAAAATACGGTTTAGAAATCAAATACTTCGACATGTTTTTGACTTCTTATAACACTTCATGGGTTTTGGCTAGACCAGATATTTCTGATGGTGCAATAACACAATCAAACGAATTTAATTTAAAAGCAACTTGTTTTAATAATAGATATGAGCCTCATAGACAAATGATTGCAAATCTACTATACAAAAACGAAGATGTTCTTGTAAGTTATGTAGATCATATCAAAGAAAAAAATACACATTTAGTCGGATTTGACATAGAAAAATTTGATGATGATATAAAGTCAGCTTTTTATGATATTGAGTTTGAGACTTATCAAAAAATTCTTGTGCGTGACAAAGAATTAAAACAAGATGACACTATGAATTTCTCTAAATTAGGTTTTTTAAACATTGTAACTGAAACTCGTATGGGTACAAAAATGCCGTACATTTCTGAAAAGACACTAAAACCTATTTTTGTAAGAAGGCCATTTATTTTGCTAGCACCTTTTGGTTCATTGCAATTGATGAAAGAATATGGCTTTAAGACTTTTGATAAGTGGTGGGATGAGTCTTATGACAATATTGAAGATCACACATTAAGATTTCAAGCTGCATATAGATCAATTCAGAAAGTCTTAAGTAAAAGTCTAGATGAATTAGATGAGATATATCTAGAAATGTTACCAATTTTAGAGCACAATCAAGAAAATTTAAGGTCAATGAAATGGCAGAAATCAAAAACTTAGACAGACTAAATGACTGGATTTGTCCAGCGCCTTTTAACGATCTTATGATACTACATAATGAGATGAGTGTTTGTTGTCCTGAATGGACAATGGAACATCCACCAATTCGTATGCACACAAATCTAGAGAGGCAATCTTTACGTAGACATTGGTATGGTGAATATCTTACAAATCTTAGAAAAACTGTTTCTGACGGTTCTTATTCGATGTGCAAAAAAGAAACTTGTCCTCGCATTCAACATATTTTAAATATGTCTGATGAAGAATGGGTTAATTGGAAAAACGGCCCAGAAGCTTTATATAGGCATGAGTTGCATGTAAGATCCTCACCAAGGCTTGTGTACTTAAACTTTGATGAAGCATGTAATTTGAAATGCCCTACATGCAGGCTTGGTTTAATTACAAATCAAAATAACATAAACAAATCTGCTGTACCAGTTTTGCTTGAAACATTTGAAAGAGAATTTGCAAAAGAAGTGGAGATTATAAATCTTGACGGTGCTGGTGATGTTTTTTATTCAAAGACATTTCGCGAATGGCTGCAAAATTTTGATCCATTAAAATATCCTCAATTGAAAAAATTAGCATTGATTACAAATGGTCAGTTGTTTAACGAAAAAATGTGGAATAGTATGCCAACTGCTCAGCCTTATATGAAAGATCTTTTTGTTTCAATTGATGCAGCTAGTAAAGAAACTTATGAGCAAATTAGACTTGGCGGTGACTGGGATATTTTAATGGACAACGTAGAGTTTTGGACTACTTTGCCTTTAGATCACATTGGTTTTAATTTTGTAGCTCAAAAGAAAAATCAGCATGAAATTTATGACTTCTTTATTTACTTTTATGAAAAATTTATGATGTCAACATTTAGAGGTCAATTGCATTTCGAAATGACACTAGTAGAAAATTGGGGTCATTTAGATTTAGATTCATATGAAGCTCTTTTGCCTGATGAAGACGTTGTAAAAGCTCAAATGGCAAAACTCAAACCGTATACGAGATGGGTACATTCTAACTTGTGGTAATAAATATCATATGTCTAGAGAAACTGCCAAAAAATTAGTACAAGTTTTAGAAGCTGCGCAACGTCAATTAGAACTTGCGCAAAAAGAAGAAAATAAAATCAAAGCTGAAAAAATTGTAAAGGCTATTGATCTTGCTTCTCAGCTTTCTCAAATTCCAGGACCTCAAGGTGAAATTGGACCAATTGGTGAATCTGGACCTATGGGACCTATGGGACCACAAGGTTTCAAAGGCGAAAGAGGTGAAGATGGTATCACGCCGTCAATCAATCATCTTGAAGAAAAAGTTCAAAGACTTGTAGCAAATACTGAAGACGAATTTAAAAGATTTCGTAAAATGGTTACTCGCGATTTGCAAGGTCTTAAAATGGGTGGACCTGGCAGTTCAGATTATCTTGATACGGCACGTACAAAATATGTAACTACTTCGTCATATAGCGCAAGACGTGGTGATAGCTATATTGGTGTTAATTACGCTGGTCCAGTAACAATCACAATACCTACAAATCCCGGTTTTCCTAATGGATATGAGTTGAGAATCAAAGACGAGTCAGGTAATTGCGCAAATAATCCTATTACTGTTAACGCCACAGTCGATAATGATAGCAATGGATACGTTTTAAAAATTAATAATGGTGGTGTTACAATGGTATACCATAGAAATTCTTGGAGAATAGTATGACCTATTTGTTTGAATCAAATCATCTTAGTAAGAATAACGCTATTGATGCTTTTGGCAGGGTTAGAGTGTCTAATCCATTTACGATTTTTGATAGTAAAAATGTTCTTACTCAAAATGATTTATTTTCAACTTCTACGACAGGTACAGCAAGTACATCATATCTTGTAAATGAAAGCTCTATTGAAATGTCAGTAGGTAGTGATAGCGGCGATGAAGTTGTAGAACAATCTAAAAGAAATTTTACTTATCAACCAGGTAAAAGCTTTCTAATTTTGAATACTTTTGTTTTTGGGTCTGGTAAAACTAATCTACGTCAAAGAGCCGGCTATTTCAATACAGAAAACGGAATCTTTTTGCAAAGAAGTGGCAGCACAGTAAGTTGGGTAAAAAGAAGTTTTACGAGTGGTAGCGCTGTAGATACAGTAATAAACCAAAACGATTGGAATGGTGATAAACTCGATGGCACTGGAAATAGTGGTATTACACTTGATCTGGAGCAATCACAAATTCAGTTTGTAGATATTGAATGGCTTGGTGTAGGTAATGTAAGATGCGGATTTGTAATCAATGGTCAATTTATTACATGTCATACATTTCAAAATGCAAACGTAAATGACGCTGTGTATATGTCTACTCCATCACTTCCAGTGCGTGTTGAGATGACAAACACAGGCGCTACAAGTGGCGCTACAACGATGAAAAGAATATGTTCAACTGTAATCAGCGAAGGTGGTTACCAAAGGCGTGTGCAAACAAGTCATGCTAGAAGAACATCAGAAACAACAGTTGGTACTTCTTTTGAACCACTTGTAAGTATTCGAAAAGATAGCGATAGTGCTGATGCAATCATCATACCTAGAAATTTTGAGACATTAATTACATCGTCTGGCGATGATTTTGAAATTGCACTCATTAAGAATGCTACTTTGTCAGGCGCAAGTTATAGCTCAGATTTTGAACACGTGGACGTAGATACATCCGCAACTAGTATGAGTGGTGGTGAAATTGTAGAACTTACTTATGGTCAACAAGGTTCATTCTTTTCACCAGGCGGTGATCCAACATCAAATGCAGATCTTGGATATAATTATCATCTGCAATTAGGTTCAGAACTTGATGGAACAAGTGATGTAATTACATTGGCTGCTAGAGTGTTAACCGGTACTGGCACTATTCTTGGTTCTATTGCTTTTTACGACTTAACATAATTTATAAATAATATAGGCGGATCTAGTAAATAATGGCAAACAAAAATTATGCTAGATTCTTTATTGGAAATTGAATTAAAAGAGCGAGATGATTTCCTCAAAATTGTAGAAACACTGACGAGAATCGGATTAGAGTCTCGTAACAAAAAACTTGTACAAACTTGTCACATTCTACATAAAAGAGGAAAATATTACATCTGTCACTATCGTGAACTCTTTAAATTAGATGGATTTGATCGCACTATTAGCGAAGAAGATATTGCACGTCGAAATGGTATCGCAGTACTTCTCGAACAGTGGGGTCTATGTAAAATTATTGGTAATGCAGAGCCAAATTCTCTTCAAAAAGTTAAGATTATTCCTTTCAAAGAGAAAGATGATTGGTCACTCAAAGCTAATTATACTATTGGCAAAAAATAATCACACTCGCCTGTATAACTAAAATATGTCTGAATATTACACAAATGTCTATGTGTATGGCTCAAATTTGCTTGTTCGCGGTATCCGTGACGGTGAAGAGTTTCGTACAAGAGTTAAGTATCAACCAACCCTTTATCTAAAAACTGACAATAAGACAGCTTTTAAAGACATCTACGGTAATTATGTCAAGCCATTGTCATTTGATACTATGACAGATGCTAGAAACTTTGCTAAAGAGCATGAAGGCACTAATCTTAAAATCTATGGTTTTCCATTTTTCAATTCGCAATATTGTATCGAAAACTATGGCAATGCTGAAAACGATTGGAAGCGTGAAGAGATTCGAGTATTCACAATTGATATTGAGGTTACATCTGATGCTGGTTTTCCTGAACCTGAGCAAGCTGATTTTCCTATCACAGCAATTTGTATCCATGACTCGATCACAGACAAGTACATCACGTTTGGTAATGGACAATGGCGTTCTACTGAATCTGAACTAGATGATGAATTGCTAGATAAAATTGTTTATGTAGAATGTCAGTCAGAACGTGAACTTATGAATAAGTTCATAAAATTCTGGCAAGACTATTGCCCACAAGTCGTGACTGGTTGGAATACTAAAAACTTTGATATGCCATACATTTTTAATCGTATGCTTAAACTTGGTATGGACACAAACAAACTTTCACCTTGGGGTTCATGTCGTATGCGTGAATATCCATCTGCGCAAGGTAAACAGCTTCGTGTTGAAATGGTTGGTGTAGATGATATTGACTATCTTGATCGATATAAAAAGAATGCAGTTCAAGAATCGTATCGACTTGACCACATCGCTTATGTAGAACTTGGTGAACGTAAACTTGATTATTCTGAAGTATCTGGTTTGCATCAGTTGTTCTTTACAAACTTTCAAAAGTTTATCGACTACAATATTCAAGACACTCATCTTGTAAAAAGACTTGACGATAAACTTGGTCTTCTTGACGTGCAGTTTGCTATTGCTTACAAAGCTGGTATTAATTTTGAAGATGTAAGTGGTGTTGTTAAAACTTGGGATGCTTTGATTAACAAAGAACTTCAGAAAGAAAACAAAATACCTCCATATAGTTTTCCAAATAATACTTTGTCAGAGCAGATTCCTGGTGGCTTTGTTAAAGTTCCACAAGTTGGTAAGCATGGTTGGATAATGTCATTTGATTTGAATAGTCTATATCCACATCTTATTATGCAATACAATATTTCACCTGAATGTCTTGTTGATGGCATTCAAGTCATGCCGACTAAATCAAAAGAACAAAGATTGCATCACTTCTTGAATAATGCTGAGTATGAAAAGTATGGTGACTATGCCGTATCCGGTGCTGGCTGGTGTTTCAGAAAAGACGAAGAAGGTATTATTCCTCGTGTTATGCGTCAGCTTTATGATGAACGTAAAAATATCAAAAAGCAAATGATTGAACGACAAAAGCAAGGTAAAGATGCTACAAAGCTTAATCTTGCCCAACATGTTCGCAAAATTCTTCTAAACTCTGGCTATGGTGCTATCACAAACAAGTATTATCGTTGGTTTGATAATCGACTTGGTGAAGCAATTACTTTGTCTGGTCAATTTGTCATTCAGCGCGCTGAAAGAGCAATCAATGACTTTATGAACAAAGTTTGTGATACTCAAAACAAAGACTATGTTATTGCCATTGACACGGATTCGAACTATGTCAATTTACAACCTTTGGTAGATAAATTCTTTTCTGATAAATCGACGTCTGAAATTGTAGACATTCTTGATAAAATCGGTTCTGAACAAATTCAAAAAGCTCTTAACGAAGAGTTTGACAAAGTTGCTGACTATATGAATGTGTTTGAACAAAAGATGGTAATGGAAAGAGAATGTATTGCTGATTCTGCATTTTGGACTGCTAAAAAGCGGTATGCTATGAATGTCTGGGATACTGAAGGTGTTCGTCATGAAAAAGCAAAACGTAAAATTCAAGGTCTAGATGCCATTCGTTCTTCTACACCTCAAATTTGTCGGCAACCTCTTCTTGATATGATTGAACTTGTTTTGAATGAAGACGAAGAAACAGTTCAAAAGGCTATTGCTAGTTACAAAAGTGAATTCAAGTCTATGGTTGCTGAAGATATTGCAATGCCACGTACCATGAATAATGTTCATCAATATACACCACGTAATGATGATATTGGCTACAAAAAAGGTACTCCACCTCATATTCGTGGTGCTATTCTATTCAATCGTCTTATCAGTCGATTTGACCTATCTAAAAACTGGGAATATATTCGCAATGGCGAAAAAGGTAAGTTTGTTTATATGCGTCAACCAAATCCTCTTGGTGCTGAAGTCTTGTCTTATCTTACGTCTATTCCTGAAGAGTTTGAATGTCGCAACTATGTCGATTATGAAAAGATGTTCCAAAAGATTATTATTGATCCAATGGAAGGTATTCTAGAACCTATCGGTTGGTCTGTAGAAAAGAAATTGACATTGGATTCCTTCTTCGCGTAATAAATACTATACGACGGAGAAAGCAAATGAACAAATCCTTTGAAAAACTACTCACTGAGTCTAATGGTGATATTGATCATTTCATTGAAATGATGCTCGAACTGCAGAATGAATTTACTCTCAAAGAAGAAGATAAAGGCGAACAAATTTCAAAGGGTATGAATCCTCTTGAAAAGTCTGATGATGAGAAAGAAGCCGAACAAATGGCAATGGATCAACCAGCAGCTGCACCAGGCGAAGTACCAGGTGCTAACGTAGCTATTGGTAATAAAGACAAACAAGATGTTGATGCAATTGTTCAAAAACCGACTAAAATTGAAGTAAGCGGTAAGAAAGACTCAGTAAATAAAAAGCCTCAAACAAAACTAAATGATAATGAGTTTACCGCAGTAGATGCAGCTGGATAAAAAAAATTACGAGTTTTTTGCTTTTGATTCGTATATGAACAAAAGCTGTTTCTCAAAAGAAGAATTTTATGAAGATTTGCGAAAGGCACAGTATGCTAGAAAACTAGCAAAAAAGGTGCTTAGCGAAAAAGAAGTAAATATTCGACTTTTGCTAAATCATGTCATTCTTTTTACGAATGTTTTTGAAATGAAAGCAGCAAAACAAATGTTAATGTTTGGTTGCAATGAAGATGAAAAAGCAGTATTTAAAACTGTTTTTACATATTTAGGTTTTACAAAACCTGAAGAAATGCCTGAAGTAAAGTATAATAGTAGAACAGCTATTATGCTAAAAGAACTGAGAGTTTAATGTCTAATATTGTAGATACAGTAGTCGTTTTCAGAATTCTAAGAAAATTGACAAAACCATTTGATCAAACCGATGCCTTTAAAACTGGCGTCATTGACAAAAATGGCAAAGTGCTTGTAGCTGCAAAAGACAGAGACTCTAAACAAAATGCAGCGTATACTATATTAGACCGCCTTGTTTTCAACCTTAAAAAAGTTCTTGCAAAAGTACCAGGTGGTAAATCAAAATTTGCTACTTATGCTGCAGCTTTAATGCTTTTGAAAGAATTTGTTGAAAACGAAAAAAATGAAGAAACAGCACAGCACCTTATTGAAAGACTTCATGAACATGGTTTTGTGCCAGCTTCTGAATATGACCTCACCACAAAAGAAGGCTTCCAACAAGCATGGGAAGATGCTATTGATGAAGCTATGACAGGTGGAGGTGGCTTGAGCCCAATGACTACAAATACTCAAGCTAACGCTTCAGGTTTGGCAGGCCCGACTGGACCTGTTAAGAAAAAGAAAAAGAAGAAAGATTTGACTAAAATTCTAAACCGTCGTATGGTATAATAGAATATGGTCGAAAACATTTCTTGTCCCTATTGTAAATCACAAGCATTTGTGTATGATGACAAAGAAACTAAAATGTTTCTATGTTTTGACTGTCAACGCAATCTAACATACGAGAAAGTAAAAAATGGACATGGTACTTATCGTCGCACTAGCAATGATGCTAGTAGCGTTAACATCTCGATCTCTCACGATTTTAGTTCTTTGTTGGTTCGGTGCGAAAAACTTAGCGATTTGGTACACAGCCATACAGCTTATGATTTCGTACGATCTCGCAACATCCCTACTGGGTTTTATAGTGATCTCTACTATACTGACGACCTTAGAGCATTACTTGCTGGGACCGATTATCGAGACTCTTTCAAATCAGGACAACCAAAACTAATTATTCCTTTTAGAGATGAAGACGGCAAAATGTTTGCCTTTCAAGCACGTTCTCTTGATGATGCTACACCAAAGTATATTACAGTCATGCTTGATAAAAACAAAGATAAGATATTTGGCCTTGAAAGGTGGAACAAAGCTGAAACGACTATCGTAACTGAAGGTCCAATTGATAGTTTTTTTATAAAAAATTCACTGGCATTGGCAGGCTCGGACATTGGCAATAATAAATATCTTGAAGCAAACAAAGACATCATATTATGTCTGGACAATGAACCGCGAAACGCAGTAATCGTTTCCAAATATGAAAAATTCATTAAGGATGGTTTCAACATCGTCCTCTGGCCAGACTATGTTGTCGAGAAGGATATAAATGACATGGTATTGGCTGGACATAACGTTGAACAAATCATTTCTGAAAATATCTTTCAAGGACCTCGTGCAAAAATTAAACTAAATTCTTGGAAGCGAGTATAATACTTACACTATCCAAGATCAATTGTGACCAATAAGAGAAGAGAATGGCGAATATTGCAATAGACAAAACAAAAGACGAACTACTTACGGAGTATGCTGTTGGTATGCTTAAAGATTTTTACTTGTTGGATTATGAAAATTCGCCACAAGAAGCTTATGCTCGCGCATCAGAAGCATGGGCAAAATACAAAGGCAAACTAGATAAAGATCTTGCTGAGCGTTTGTATCATTATGTTAGTAACAAATGGTTTATGTATGCAAGTCCTGTTCTTTCAAATGCGCCTAATGGCAGCAAGAAAGATAAGGGTTTGCCAATCTCATGTTTTTTGACGTATGTACCTGATACTCTTGATGGTCTTATTAGTCATTCGTCAGAGCTACGTTGGTTGAGTGTATTTGGTGGTGGCGTTGGTGGTCACTGGTCAGATGTACGCACAGTCAGTGATGTCGCTCCTGGTCCAATTCCATTTCTCCACACTGTAGACGCAGATATGATCGCGTATCGTCAAGGCAAAACACGCAAAGGGTCTTATGCCGCATATATGGACGTATCGCATCCTGATATTATGGAATTCCTTAGTATTCGTATTCCAACAGGTGATGTACAACGCAAAGCGCTTAACCTTCACAACGCAGTAAACATCACAGACGACTTCATGAAAGCAGTCATTAACGACGAAGATTTTGAACTGAAAGACCCGAAGGATAACAAACCAAAAGAAGTCGTAAAAGCTCGTAAACTATGGGAACGTATTCTTGAAGTACGATTCCGCACAGGCGAACCTTACCTTAATTTTATTGACACTGCAAATAAACATTTGCCAGAGAGCTTGAAAAAATTAGGATTGAAAATCCATGGTTCAAACCTTTGTAACGAAATACATCTACCCACGGCTGAGGATCGCACTGCGGTCTGTTGCCTTTCGTCTCTTAATTTGGAGTATTACGACGAGTGGAAAAGCACCAACATTGTCAGGGATCTTATTCGCATGCTCGACAATGTGCTTGAATACTTCGTTGAAAATGCGCCAGACCAGATCGAAAGAGCAAGACATTCCGCTAAGCAAGAAAGATCAATTGGCCTTGGAGCTATGGGCTTCCACAGCCTCCTTCAGAGACAAGGTATCGCGTGGGAGTCGCAAGAAGCAAGACAACTAAATGATGAAGTCTTTAGCTTTATTAAAGCTGAAGCAGATAAAGAAACTATGCAATTGGCGGAAGAAAGAGGAGAATATCCGGATGGTATTGGAAGTGGCAAACGCAATGCACACCTTCTTGCAATCGCTCCCAATGCCAGTTCTGGTGTCATTCTTTCTACTTCTCCTTCTATCGAACCGTTGAAGGCGAATGCATATACACACAGAACTCGTGCTGGTAGCTTTCTTGTCAAGAACGAATATCTAGAGCCAGTACTTGAAAAGTACAATCGTAATAATCAAGAAACTTGGTCAAGCATTATTACCAACAAAGGTTCTGTACAACATTTGAGTTTTTTGAATGATAATGAAAAATCAATGTTCAAAACAGCTCAAGAACTAGATCAACGCTGGGTAGTAGACCACGCAGCTGATAGGCAAAAGTATATTTGTCAAGGTCAGTCTGTAAACGTCTTCTTCCCAGCTGGATCGCCTAAATCTTATGTGAATGAAGTACATCTTCGTGCATGGAGCGGTGGTCTAAAAGGTCTATATTATCTTCGCACTGAAGCGAAGAGCCGTGCTGAAACAGTGGCTGATAAAGTCGAACGTGAAGCACTAAAAGATGATGATACAAATATCATCTACGGGAAGAATAACTGCCCATTCTGCAGTATGGCCAAAGAAGAACTTCGTATTAGAGACATTCCATTCGAATACGTAAATCTTGAAGAAATTGGCAAAACTGCTGCAGAAGTAACTGGACGCAAAGTAAAAACTGTACCGCAAATTTATCTTTATGGTGACTATGTAGGTGGTTATGATGAGCTCATGGAATTCTTGAATGGTCAAGAGTCTTATGAGATTAGCGAAGGCGATGAATGCCGAGCTTGCGAAGGATAGGAGATTATTATGGCTGATTATACAAGTGAACTTCAAGAAATGCTGCAAAGCGTTGTATCACGTGGAAATCCAAATGCTGGAGATGTAAGAAAAATCTGCAGTGTTATGTTCCGCATGAATGAGCGCATTAATGCACTTGAAGAACAGGTTGTTTTGGATGACAAACCTGCTCGTAAAACTAACAAAAAGGACTAACAATGTCAGTACTCGAAGAAAGTAAAACCTACAAACCATTTCTTTACCCATGGGCTGTAGAGCTTACTAAAAAACATGAAGAGATTCATTGGATTGAAGATGAGGCTGAACTGTCGGAAGATGTACAAGATTGGAAGATGAAACTTTCTTCTGATGAAAAAGACTTTATTGTACATGTACTTCGTTTGTTCACCCAATCAGATGTTCAAGTGGGTCAAAATTATCATGACTTTCTGATTCCGAAAATGAAAAATAACGAAATCAGAAATATGCTATCGTCTTTTGCATCTCGTGAAGGCGTACACCAAAGAGCATATGCTCTTTTAAATGATACTCTTGGCTTGCCAGAAGATGAATTTCACAAGTTCCTCGAGTATAAAGAAATGTCAGATAAACTGGATTTTATGGCTGATAATAATATCACCTCTCTTACAGGTCTGGCACTTGCCCTTGCCCAGTCAGTGTTCAATGAAGGCATGTCTTTGTTTGCATCATTTGTCATGCTGCTGAACTTCCAACGCTTTGGAAAAATGAAGGGTATGGGAACCATTGTTGAATGGTCTATTCGTGATGAGTCACTGCACGTACAAGGAAATGCAAAGCTTTTCCGTACGCTATGTGAAGAGCATCCTCGCATCGTGAATGATGAATTGAAATCTAAAATCTATGAAATGGCTAAAAACGCTGTTATGCTTGAAGATAAATTTGTCAGACTCGCCTTTAAAGGTCACGTTGTAGAAGGTCTTGAAGAACAAGATGTAAAACAATATGTAAGACATATTGCAGATCGTCGACTTCTTCAGCTTGGTTTGAAAGCCAAATATGCTGCAAAAGATAACCCATTGCCATGGTTGGATTGGGTTCTGAACGGTGCATCTCACGATAACTTCTTTGAAAAACGCGTAACTGAATATTCAGTTAATGGCATGGAAGGTGATTGGGGATGGGATCAGATCGCCGCATAAAAAACTTCGTTAAGCTAGACGGACTTGATTGGGAGCCAGTCGCACAGCAATTTAGAGACATCTTAAAAGAGAATCGTGGTATTCTTCCTGCGATGGCTGGCGATTGGCACCCAATTTACCCTTACGGACTTTATCCAAACTTTTTCGATGATTTTCCAAATGTCACAGAGATGTTTAAACCTCTTGGCATAGAGCCTATTTTTGCTGCTTTTTATGGAGCAAATGCACCAATGCTTGGTCAAATTGCACATATTGATGGGCTTGCTGGTGTAGCTGAAGTGACAGGTCAATGGATTTACGATCGAATCAATATTCCAATTGTGAATTGTCATGAGTCAATTACTCATTTTTGGAAAAGAAACTTTGATTATGATTGGGAAACAACAAGAGTAAAAATTAACCATCCACAACGTGATGTTTTTGGAGCACCAAAATTACCTCTTGGTCAGCCATTTGCAAACTTAGAGTTTCTTGAAGAAATTGATAGTTTTACTCTTGATTTGCCTACAATTATGAGAACTGATGTGTTTCACAATGTTGAAATTCTAGGCTTTAGGTATCCGAGAGTTGCATTGACTCTTGGTTTTCGAGGAGATATTTCTCATCTTTTGGACACCAATCCAGAAGTTCAAAATCTGCCAGATGGGATAACCGAAGCCGAATGTGGATCATATCATTTAGGCACCGAGGGTCGGATCTTTGCTGCCACTGAAGAAGAAATTCAAGAATCTTTGCGTGATTCTTTTTCTCATACTCCGCAATGGTCTCTTTCACTAATTGACCGGTAAATTCTTTTACGTGTGTTGAACTACCAAAATACTTTTCATATTGCTTATCAGGCTTACCTGAATAGCCAATATAATATTCACCATTTGGGAAATAAGTGCAATACACTCGATGTTTTTGTGGAACTTTTCGCTTTCTCATGGTATATTTAATTTATGAATAAAGTGTTAGTTACAGGTTGTAATGGCTATATTGGCAGTCATGTCGTAAAGCTATTAAAAGAAGATGGCTTCTATGTAGAAGGCTGGGACATTAATGTGTATGATGATGACCACAATAATGTCCGTCATTTTCTAGACGAGTTTTGGTATCAAGACATTTGTGACTTACACATAGATACTGGGTTGCCGATTGGCAGAGAGTTTGATACTATTATTCATTTGGCTGGTAAACCTATTGTACCACGTAGTTTTAACGAGCCATACAGTTATTATCATCACAATCTAAGTGGTACAAATTCCTTGCTTGATCTTATTGATACTGATCACTTTATCTTTGGATCAAGTTCATCGTGCTTCGAGAATCTTTCGCCTTATGCTCGCTCCAAATCCGCTGCAGAGGATATTATCAAAGAAAAGGCGCCTAACTTTACCATCTTAAGATTTTATAATGTTTGTGGATCTGATGGAATGCATAAACAAATTGGTCCTTGTACGAGACTAATACGTTCATGCGCAAAAGCAATATTGGAGAATACACATGTCACGATTTTTGGAAATGACTATGCTACACCTGACGGTACTGCTGTTCGCAGCTACACTAGCGTTAACGATGTGGCATCTGGCATCGTTGAATCAACGATTGTCGGCCCTCGAAACACAGAGTTCGAAAATTTCGGAAATGATATCGGTTATTCAGTCAAAGAAGTAATTGATACAATGAAAGCTGTCACGATGGAGAACTTCAAAGTAATCGAAGGTCCTCGTCGTGATGGCGATCCCGAATACACTGTTGCTGATGAGGTATCACCTTTGATAACTCATACTCAAACACTTGAAGAAATTTGTTTGGAAAGTTTTTTGATTGAAAGTAATATTTCTGCCTAAAACTGGTATAACTATACCGTAACCAGTGAGCTACTCTTCTCCAGACAAGAACACTCACTCTAATAAACTGACATAAAGGAGATAAAATATGTCGAAAATTAAAGTTGCGATTGTTGGCGTAGGTTCATGCGCCAAATCGCTAGTCGAAGGCGTACAATACTACGTCCAAAACCCTCAAGATGAAGTAGGTCTTATGTATCCAGATATTGGTGGTTATACCGTCAATGATTTGGAATTTGTAGTTGGCTTTGATGTAGATCGTCGTAAAGTTGGCAAAACCTTACGTGAAGCACTTCGCGCACGTCCAAACTGTGCAATGGATCATGTAGATGAAATTGATGATACTTGCGTTCCTGATGATGCAATGGTATACTCTGGTCCTGAGCATGATGGTGTAGCACCGTGGATGCTTGAATATCCTGCAGAAGTTTCTTTCCGCACAGGAGCAGAATCACATATTGGATTTAATGCAATTGTAGATATCTTGAAAGATCGTAAAGTTGATGTACTAATCAATTATTTGCCAGTTGGTTCAGAAAAAGCATCGCGTTTTTATATTGATGCTGCGGTCAAAGCTGGTGTACACGTTGTAAACTGTATTCCAACAATCATTGGCACAAAAGAGTCTATGGAACTTGAGCAAAAGTTTATTGATGAAGAACTTTGCATTGTTGGTAGTGATATGCGTTCAGCATTTGGTGCATCACGTCTTTCTGAAGTTTTGCAAGGCGCAATGATTGATAGTGGTTTGATGGTCACACAACATATTCAAATGAATATGGCAGCAGGCTCTACGCAAGGTCAAGAATCTATTCGTACTGGTCGAACAGCAAATACTGACTTTTTGAATATGTCTGAAAAATCACGTTTGCACAACAAACACGTTTCAAAAGAAAATGTTTTGAAAGGTCAAAATGTAGTGCGTGATGAATCTACCGCTGGTATGACTCTGTATGCTGGTCCGAGTTTGACTGTTTTCCAAAAACCTGGTGGCGAATACGTTGGCTCTGATAATAAGATTGCTAATTTGGATATTGTTGCTTTTGGTTTTGGTGGTGCACGTTATGAAATGACAGCTCGTCTGTCAGTTCAAGACTCACCTAACTCTGGTGGTGTGGTAGTCTCTGCAATCCGTTTCTGTAAAGTTGCTGCAGAGCTTGGTATTGTTGGTTACCTTCGTGGTCCGTCAGCATGGACTCAAAAAACTCCGCCTTTGCAAATGAAAACTGATGAGTCAAAGTTTGAGTGTGACGCACTTGCACGTCGTGAAACTACAAACATCACTCGAGCACAGTTGAAGAAAAATAAACCAGTAGCAGCTGATCTGCCTTACACATTCCAGGATACAAAAACTGATTATGAGTAAGATTGCATCTTTTGATATCGATGGGGTTGTTAACATGGATGGACTTCCAGGAGTCTATCCAGGCCCTAACGATGTCTTAATTACTGGTCGATCTTATGAAGAAAAAGAAGAAACTATGGCTATGTTGTTCGATAAAGGTATCGGCAATGATGTCTATTTTCAACAGTGTAAATACCAAGATAAAACTCGTATTTCTTCAGGTCAACACAAAGGTCGTACAATTGCAATGCTGCGTGATGAGGGTTATGACATTGTCATTCATTTCGAAGATGATCCTATTCAAGCAGCTGAAATTCGCAAAATCGTAAACATAGCTGTGGTTTTGCTTGAACATAATTTAGTGGAAAAAGAGAATGTCAGACGTCCCTACCTTAGCT